CGAGTGTACTACGGATTTTGGCCTTCTGTACTACAGTGAGCGGCTTCATTCTCCCTTGAGGATACTATCGAGCACGCTCACCTGCACTGGATTGTCTTTGTCGCCGGCCAGCGTGGTGCGGTCACCGTACTTCGCCTTGTTCGTGCCCTTGAGCAGGAAGATCAGAAGTGTGTCGCTGTACTCCTGGACGTAGCCCACGCGCGCGCCGCCTTGATAGACAGGCTTCTTCACTCCCTCGTATGCACGGCGCTTCGCCTCATCCTCCAGCAGCCCTTCGCCTTCCTTCAGAGCCTCATCCCAGTCCTGCTGAAACAGTTCATCCTCCCGGCGCCAGTCGTAAGCGGTGCGCCGCGGGAGTCTGCTCAATTTGCAGGCTTTAGTGATGTTCCCCGTCGCTTTCAAGGCGTCAAGGAACCTCGCACGCGTTTTAGGGGCGCGATTTGTACGAGGTGGAGGGCCTTTTACGAGGTTTGCCATGAGTTTATTAAACCTTCTACAGTGCTGTTTCGCAGGTGCTTTCGAGTTCCTTGTAGACGCGCAGCATCTCGATTGTGTCTCCGCCAGCGATGGCCTGCTCACCCTTCTTGATGTCCGCTTGGAGTCCCATCTTCCCAAACACGCCAGCCGGGCCGATCTGGTCGTAAACGGGAATGATCTTCTCGCGGATGAAGTTGCACTTTTGCTGAATGCCTTCGATCAGGTTCATTGCGTCCTCCGGCGGCTACGCCGCCCGCTTCGCCGGCAGTATCATGACACGCTCCGAACGCAAGGCCGAGCCACGCTCACACACTACGAGGTGTACGAAGAGCTGGACTCGGGGCTTGGGGAGTGTCTTTTGGGTCCTGTCAACCATTGGATTTACCACCATGACGGGATTATAAAGCATCTTGTGTCCTGATTTATCCTGAAACACGAACGCCCCACCGAAGTGAGGCGCCGTGCGCTGGATTCTGTTCCCAAGTTCCAGCAACTCGGACGGTGTTTAGGCCGCCATCGGAAGAGCGACAGGCTCACTCACCGGGAAGGTGAGCAACTTGGCGAACTTCGTACCGACACTTTTGAGAGTGGCAGTTTTCATCTGATTCTCGTTACGGTGAGCATCAATCCCGGCACGAAACTGTAGTCCGCTGATCCCGTCGAAACCTGGACGGCCCCCCATTGGTGGAGCCGGCGGGAGTCGAACCCGCGTCCGAAATCATCTTTCTACAGCGTTGACGTGCGTACTCTTCGCACTGGCTTCTCATTCACGGGTCGGGCTCATACTGTACCCATCTGCCGCTGATCTTGCATCCTTTTCGAAGGGACGCTCTGCTCGTTACAAGCCGCCAGTGCAAACTTTGGGGGCGCATCGTCCAGACTGCGCCGCCTCCACCATCACGTCGAAAGAGGACGTGAACTCAATGTTGATAAATGTACCACGATTACCGCGTTGCTTCAAACAGAAACCACGCGCGCCGCTCCGCCTCGTCAATCCACACCTCGATCATTGCGGTAGAGGCGTAGTCGTCTGCCAGGGCACAGACTGTATGGGCGCTCCGCAATTGGGCGATAAGGGTCCTGTTGTCGGCCAGAAGTTCCTTGAGCATCACCTCTGGTGCCGGGCCGGGCTCGTCTGAGTCCTGAATCCGCTGCAAACGGGCAATCTGGCCAATTGAACGGATCGTGGTACCTCCGATCTTGCGCACCCGCTCCGCAATGTCGTCGGTGATGCCGTAGATCTGCGTGGCCTGCTCATCCAGCATCAGGTGCCAGTCGCGGAAGTGCGGGCCGGTCATGTGCCAGTGGAAGTTCTTTGTCTTCAAGTACAAAGCAAAGCAGTCGGCCAGCAGCGCGTTCAGCGACTCGGAGAGATTATCAACGTTCGCAGGACTGAAACCGTCTGCAACGTCTGAGCCTTGATAATCTCCGGTGGAAAATGGGAAGTCCATGGTGGTCACCTCGTGGACATTGTAGGCGTTTTGGGTCCTGATGCCCAACAGAAAAGCCCCGGCTGGTTGGCTCGGGGCTCTCTGGTGGATCACTTCTGTCTGCGGTGGATAGGTGTGGGGGGGGTCGGTTACGCTTGCTGAGGGCGGAATGCGACGAGGAAGGGAGTTGCGCCACTTCTCCCCCACGTCTGTAATTCTACCACCAGATGTTGTGTCCTGAAGAACTTTATAACGCAACTGCGAAAAATAATTTGACGGGGTGGGCGAAAGTGATCTATTCTGCAATCGCTGAGGGATTCAGGAATGTTATGAAAAAGACCCCGACAATTCGGCTTGCTCTTCTTCAATCGCATTCTTGCGTCCCGGCACGGGTTTCAGTGTAGAGCGCGAATGCTTTTGCTAACTTTGGGCGCATGACCTGGGGAGCGATCTCCAGCGGGCGAAAACGTCTGAATCGGAACCACAGCTAGCCGCTGCCGATTGGTCCTGTGTAGAGGTTTTCTGTCGATGGGGTAGCGATCATCTTCAGGACTCCAATAGAGCGCAAACACTCTGGAATTCAATTTAATAAGCAGGTAGACGGGCTCTTGAGCCAAAGTTACTTGCGTCCTGACGGGGTTGATAAGTTCTACCAAAGAAAGGAACGGCCCGATGATAGAAGCGTGGTTTGATGGCTGCTGCGAACCGAGAAACCCTGGTGGTCACGCGGCATGGGGAGCGGCTGTTTTCGTTGACGGAGTGAGCGTCTACGAGGGAAACGGCTATTGCGGAGTAGGCCCAAAGATGAGCAACAATGTGGCCGAATACTCTGGATTTTGCGCGGCTTTGCGGGAAGCTTTGAAGTATCCCGGCAAGATCCACATTCGCGGCGATTCGCGCTTGGTAATTTGCCACCTGTCGGCCGATGCTGCGCGCCGGCTGGGCTACGCGAAGAAGTGGAAGGTTGGGGGCGGACTCTACAAGCCCTTCTACGATGAGGCCGTCAAACTACTTCAAGGCAACGAGAGCCGCATCAAGTTTGATTGGGTACCGCGGGACAAGAACGAGATTTGTGATGTCCTGTCGAAGCAGGTTCTCAAAGACAAAGGCGTGGTCTTCAGGATTCAACCGGAGGAATTGAAATGAGCCAGAAAAACACAGAAAAGAGAACTCCGCTGGAACTACTCAAACTGCTCAGCGGGTGGCTGGAAGACGACCTTCGCATTCATTACGCGGAACCTGCCATTGCGGAGATCGAAGCGCTCAACGCGCACAACGAAACCCTGCTGACTACATTTGTTGGATTTATCGTTTGCTCGGTGGGTTGCAGCGAGAAACAGGCGTTACACGAGATTGGTGTCCTGTATGCGATGGCGAACACAGAAAGAGAGAAATCGAAGTGAATGATCTTGCATTGAACATCAGGACTCTGAGTTGTCAGCGTTGCGAGGGTATCGGGTGGTTGCGCCGGCTCGTTCCTGGGTTGGCTGGAGGTTTGGTCACTGTGACCCGCGTATGCCCAACATGCCAAGGGCACGGAAAGATTGGATTATCGCTAAGTATGGATGCAAAAAGCGCGGCGGCGGGTGAGGTTGCCGGTTTGGGTCCTGATGGGCAAGGGGAGTTCTTCGAGTAAACTTTCCGCTTGACACGCTCACAACCGTTCGGTTACAGTTGCGGTCATGAGGAAATACGCAAAAGGCGATGTGATGCTGGCCCTTCGCGGGATGATTGCAAAGTCCAGCCAAAGCAAAGTGGCAGCAGTACTCGGATATAGCCCGCAGTACATCTCTCAAGTCCTGATGGGCAAGAAGGCGCTTACGGCCGAGTTGGCTTTGCGCGTGGGATTCATTCAACTGCCCGATGCTTACGTGCGGGCACCGAAAGGAAAGGTGAAGTAGTGGAAACTCTGCGAATCACCAAAGCAGACTTAAATGAGCGTAACGAATACACGCGCTCACACGACCTTGAATTTGAAGGTCACATCGAGGTTGAAGCATCGCTCGGATGGGTGATCGTGCTAGGCTTTATTCGCGCCGCCGGACGCTTGGGCATCGAGGCTGGCTCGGGCATCGAGGCTGGCTCGAGCATCAAGGCTGGCTTGGGCATCAAGGCTGGCTCGAGCATCAAGGCTGGCTCGGACATCGAGGCTGGCTCGAGCATCAAGGCTGGCTCGGACATCGAGGCTGGCTCGAGCATCGAGGCTGGCTCGAGCATCGAGGCTGGCTGGGGCATCAAGGCTGGCTCGAGCATCAAGGCTGGCTGGGACATCGAGGCTGGCTGGGGCATCGAGGCTGGCTGGGGCATCAAGGCTGGCTCGAGCATCGAGGCTGGCTGGGGCATCAAGGCTGGCTCGGACATCGAGGCTGGCTCGGGCATCAAGGCTGGCTGGGGCATCGAGGCTGGCTGGGGCATCAAGGCTGGCTCGAGCATCGAGGCTGGCTCGGGCATCGAGGCTGGCTCGGGCATCGAGGCTGGCTGGGGCATCAAGGCTGGCTCGAGCATCGAGGCTGGCTGGGGCATCAAGGCTGGCTGGGGCATCGAGGCTGGCTCGAGCATCGAGGCTGGCTGGGGCATCAAGGCTGGCTCGGACATCAAGGCTGGCTCGAGCATCGAGGCTGGCTTTTCGATTATCTGCAAGCTCTCTCTGACGGTAAAACTCCGCATCTTTGCAGGCCTATGCATGTGGCGTCTCCCGCGTCCTGAAGAGCAGGAGATTGTTTGTGCCGAATTGGTGTCCGGAGCGGTTTCGTTTGGCACGCTCAAACTCATCGAAGCACCGAAGAAAGAAGGCAAGTAGTGGACAACCAGAATGCACTGCAAGTTCAGGACACTGACAAACTGGCCGAGTACCAAGAGCAAAGCATTTCCATGGTGCAGCAGCGGGAAAAGGCCAAGATCGAATCCCGCTACATCATGGCTTTGCGGCAACCGCGGGACCTCGAAGTAGTTCGCCAGAAGATGCTACGTGAATGCAGCCGGCCTTCTTTCTGTGCTCCAGACATGAGCAAGAATGGATCAAGTGTAGCCATCTACCGTGTACCGCGCGGAGGAAGCAAAATTGAAGGCGTGACGATCCGGTTCGCAGAAATGGCAAAGCGCTGCTACGGTCACATCTTCGTGGAAGTTACTCCCCTCGGCGAGGATGAGACGCAGCAGATTTATCAGGTAGAAGCGACTGACTACCAGAACAACGACGGCGGCAGCGAGATCGTTATTGTCCCGAAGCGCATCGAACGGAGTTACGCGAAAGACTCTGACGTGGTGCTGGGTCGTCGCGAGAACAGCCAGCGCAAGACCACATTCACTATCGTTCCAACTGACGATGATCTTCAGGTGAAGCGCAACGCTCTCAACTCCAAAGCCAGGCGCAACGTCATCATGCAGTGCATTGACGGCTGGCTGGTGGAAGAGTGCAAGGCGAAGATTCGTGAGACGGCGGCGGCCAAAGACGCAGAGAACCCCGGCGCG